ACCCGGTCAGTTCATCCGTTATGACGGCAATGTTACCGCAAAAGTCACAAAAGTAATTTTCATCGTTATCATCAAATTCGCCATAGCCTGAAAAGCCAAAGTAACGTTTGGGCTGCTCCGGCTGTTTATAGCAGATTCCGCTTTTTGCTAGTTCATCAAAGAATTCTCTTAACCTGCTTACCTGCCGCGCCATTACATCCAAGTCCATATAACTATCACAGCTATGGGAATGCTTTACCCCTATACCGATGTTAACGCAAGCAACGTCTGTAATCAGAGCACATATATCAGTAAATGAACCATAGGAATGTCGAAAGCCGTGCTTTTCCAGGGCTTTTATTAAATCGTCATCCGCAAGGCCATAATCGACAAAATCTTCACCTTCTCGGTCAAGTTCTATGATACACTGATAGTCCTGTTTTATATTATGCTTTTGACCGCTTGAGCGTCCTGATTCCTCATAATCACATAAAAGCACGTCATAACCATATTCCCGGCCTAAGTTATAGGCCAGCCAACAACCAGCCCTATCGTCAAAGCCCGCTCCATAGAGCAAGTTTTTTCTCTTGCCGGCTATATACGGATAGACCACGGTATCAACATGGGCCACTAACAATACCTTGCCGCCATTATCCCAAAAAAATCTTGCTTCTGGTCCGCTGCCTAGTTGGTTGTTTGCCAGTTTTTTATATAGTTCTTCTATGGGCGCAAACCAGTAACCGATATGCTCCGAGGTTGTATTAGTCACAGGTAACCTCACAATCAACATCAGCGTTTTCCCGGCAATCACTGCAAATACCGTCGACTACCATGTCTTTTGCAATCCATTCTTGACATTCATTGCAAAACGCGAATTTTTCATCCCGGCATTCGTTACAATAATACTCGTCGTCAATACAGGTTACATTGTCGGCGTCCATATAGTTGTCGGCGCAACAATGACAAGATATTCCCTCGGATTCAAAACACTTACTACAAACATTATCCCCGTCGGCAATACTCACTATTTCGCAGTTCTCGACATAATCTTCACAGTGTTGGCAATAGGTGTAATCATCTCGTAAGCAACTTTCGCAGACGTATCGGTCCAAGCGGTCAAGATATGTTATGGCGTCGCTTAAGCATTCGCAATTACAATCGTCGCATTGTGTATAGCGGTCGTTATAACAATCTTCACAGTAACTATCCCCGTCATCGTCCGTTCTGGGGTCGTCATCAGATAATGAGCAACCGCAAACACAACATTCAACGCCGGGGTTTAGTTTTCCGTCGGTCCGGCGCAATTCATAATCACAACCGCTAATATAGTTTTTTAGTGTAAGACCGCCGTTGTTTTCGGTTGCATAGTAAAAACTATCAACGTAAGGAATTGCATCGTCATTATAGCGCATGTAATCGATAGTGGCGCGTTTTTCTTCACTGTAAGCATTCCATAATCCCCACGCTGATAGTTTATCCCTTAAAATCTCTATCATATCTTCATATTCGCTGTATAGTCTGTCATAGGCTAAGCCCGCATCCGTTGACCAGACCAAACAGCGCGCCTGCGCGCCGTCCGTTCTTGTCGCAACGGCCAATCTAACTTTTTTAGGATTATCCCCATAAAATTTAGTATAATCTGCGCTATCGCCTGTCATGCAGCTCGTCTTGCCAACACTGCGCCGATATGCGTCAACCAAGTCTTTTCCTTTTAGTAACTCAAACATTATCTGGTCAAGTTTGCCGCCCATTACTTTAGCGCATAACCGAGCTAGTTCCGTGTCGTCGATAGTTTCACTATCAATACCCAAACGACGCCGGATAAACCTACCTAAAGAAGTCCGTATTCGTTTACCATCCAAACTATACGCAATCTGGTTTTTATTATCCTCCGATATGTCTAGGAAATAACTATCAATATCGCTGATATCAATGTTTTTTTTACTTAGTTCCGCCTTAAGTTTTTGGTTTAGTTCACTGTTTACTGGGAGATTTTCTGTTTTCATTTTTTCCTCTGCTTTCAAAAAAAGTTTCTGTTACACAATGCCCCTGCCGGGGGCGAAACCGGCTAACGCGCGAGGGGCGATCAAAAAAATTACTGTATCATATTACCTTTTCGCATCACCTTTACGCCGGATCGGGGGGCATATTTTAATTCATACGTAATGGAACATTCATTCCCGCTTGAAAACGTGCCCTTAAGGGTATATCCCGCATTCTCCAATCTTGCTTTTTTGCGTTCCGCTTTTTTTACAGACGCCATATCGGTCCAATTAAATCTAATATGCTCTTTTTTGATTGTTGATTTTGTTTTCATTTTTTACCTATGCTTTCAAATGGATTAGGGGGTTAACTCTTGCCAATTCGATAGTTTCCTGCGCCGAGTTCCTCTTTAGCTATTTCATGCGCTTCTTCTAAAGTTTTTTCGTGAATACAAAACTCAAAACAATCTTCTGCAAGATTATAAACATAATATACTACAGGTTTTACAGGTTTAATTACTGGTACAAGATTCGCCAGTTTCGCTTTACAACTATCTATAATTTTCTTTCTATCGTCTGCCTTCGGTCCTATTCTGCCAACTAACCATATTTCATTCATTCTTATCTTCATTTCAAGGCTTTTTTTGGTAGCTATATAACTCTGATACCTTTTCATCAGATCATCATATTCGGCCTTTGTGATTACTTGCGTTTTCATTTTTTGTCCTCTCGAAAAAAAGTTTCTGTTACACAATTATGATCAACTTAACTCTAATACAACTATACACCATATATCGTCATAAGTCAACCTAAAAATATAATTATTTTATATTATTTTTATCTTTTTTTTATATATTGCTCCACTAATCTATATATGTAAGCGATACTTACATTTCTTACACACAACCAGCACACAAGTCTCGTTGTTACCTATCTTAACATTGTAATAGTTATAAGTTGCTTTGTGATGGCCGTCACAATCTTAGTGCATGATGTTTTGTCCCCTGCCCTGTATCTGCCCGTGACCCTGTGCTTACTAAGGGCTTACACTAGCTTTACACTAGCTTTGCGCAGGCTTTGCGCTAGCTTTGGGCATGTAGTTTATGCTTGCTTTACTCTGCTGCTGCTCTGCCTTAGGTCAGGACTTGAGCATGCACAGGGTACAGGTAGGGGATGACGCACCCCCAGGCCGGGGGCATGATTGAGCAGATACCCCTCCGTGTAATTCTCCGGGTGAAGTACTACGTTGTGTAGGGGGATGGATAGAATCTGGGTTAGTGTCGTGGCTGAGGTGGAGTATCCGATTATTGTGCGGCCAAAATAACTAAAAAAATTGAATTTTTGTGTTAATTTAGTCGTTTTTTTAAGAAATAATCAGTTTAAGTGAGAGGCACAAGATCGGCCAAAGGTTTGGGTCTCTTGCATGTTATTAGGACTCGGTGGCTCATTATTGCCCGCACTAATTGTAGGGTCCGTTGTTTAGTGCCAGGACTGCCACCCGCCAGCCGGTAATTAGCCGGGGGCTAAGCCTATTCACTTTTTATACGTTTATTATCGTAAGAAATGGGTGTTGAGCATGAATTTTTTCTAAGTCTATATTTTATTGGGAGTTATGTAAGATTCAAGTTTTATTGTAAGAAATTCCGATAAAAGGAGAAGCCGGGAGATAAACAAGTGGAGAATCCAATGTCAGAATATTATAAGATGAGCGACGAGTGGTTACTGAAGGAATTACGCCATCTAAAATCTGATATTGAGAAAATAAAACGGATTATGGCTGGTCGAGCCAGATGGCGCAATGGGCATGAAAATAATGGTCATATAAACAAAGGTTCTCAGTTGCTTTTGGAGTGGTCTAGGGCGGTAAAAGAACGAGATAAGTTTACCTGCAAGATGTGCGAAACGGTGCTAGGCCAATCGGATGAATTACACGCTCATCATATCTACTCCAAGAAGGACCATCCAAGTCTGAAATATGTGGTTGAAAATGGTATAAGCCTCTGCAAAACCTGCCATATAGATAGGGTACACAACAACGGCGAATTGTGCGAAGCAATCGAGGAGGCAAAGGAAATGATGCTCGACCTTGATTGGGACGAAATCGAACAATGGAACGAAGCCGTAGGGTAATTATATAGACAATCTTTTGTTTTTTATGAGGTGAACATCATAAGTCTTTGTATTGTCTTGATTTACAGACAATTCAAGTCCTCCTGGGTAAAAATACGATAATTGTGACATAGATTACAATAGAATTGTGATGGAGGTCACAATGTCAGGTGAGCGATGTTTAGATTGTGTTCATTGGGGCGCGACGGGCTGTGCGCATCAGGAGGGGTGCGAGTTGTTTGAGCGTGTTTCCCGTCGTGGCAGTAAGTCTCAGGAGGACCGGAACGTGTGGGACGAGGCTTTAGCGGTGAAGCGGAAGTTGGAGGCGGCGGAAGATGAATAGTATATTTGGTGATTTAGTAGGTGCGATAGACCGGATGCTTGGCGCCGTCCGGCTGGGCGATTACCAGATGACGGAGTTGGAGCGACTGGAATTGCACCGCAGTTGGGTTATTTTGAATGCTCACCGAAGTCGATATTCCGGCGGCGACATGGGATATAATTTAGACAATATACGTATTTTGAAGGTTCATGGGTTATCGGAAAATCCATTGGTTTTAGAGGCTATGGGGATAGTGGCCTATGATGAAGCGGCGGCGGAAGAGGCGTGGTTGGAAACGGAGAAGGCGGTTAATTTGAGTGGTCAACCCATAGTGATGCGGGATATATTTATGAATGGTTATCGCGCCGGCATCAATAGTTTGGCGAACAAGAGTTGTTTTCAGAGGTAATAAGTTGAAAGATGAATGATGATGACAAAAACATATTGCGATTAGCATTGCTAGTGGTATATGGTTCCAGCGGGAATATAGGTCGTTGTCTTTATGGAAGAGATACCGAACAGCAATATCCTGTCTGTTATGCTGTCTTTTCACGTTTTGATATAGACGATATAGGGAATATCATATCTCGCATGTTAATGGATGGTATATTGGAGTTTGCCGAGGAGCAGACTATTTCATATAAGCTGCCTGTTTTATTAACCACCAGCAAGATAAGGGTGTCTGACGCGGGAATGGGCATTTTATTAAATGTGGATAAGGCTTTGCATGGAGAGGTTAGTTATGCGTAACGTGATGATTCTGCTGCTGGCGGGGAGGGAGTAGAGAGATGAGCGGACCGAGAAATATACCTGTTCCCCGTCGCGGTGCAATACCTCCGATTGGCATTGACCAGATTAAGCCCGGCAACTCGTTGATGGTGAGTCCGGGCAATTATGGCACATTTTCGACGTTGCAGGCGGCTTACGACTGGCTGGCGTCCTCTGACCGGGACGGGGTGATGGGGGCGGCCAGTGCGACGAATCGGAGGACGCTTGTATTGTCGCCGGGGACTTACACGGTTACATCGACATTGACTCTTAGCACATCGTATATTGATATTGTTGGTTTGTCTGGCAATCCGTATGATGTTATTATTATTAGAACTGCTGATGGAGGTCCAACTGTCCAACAGACTGCCGGGGTGGTTTATCTGGGGTATTTGACTATTAAGCATGGCACTGGCGGAACTGGTGCTTCTACCAACCACGGTTTTGACATGGCCGCCTCTAATGCCGGGTCTGAATATGAGCATGTGCATTTTCGCCATAGTAGTCCGGGTGGAGGAACGCTTAATGTTCCGTGTCCACATCGTATTAGTGCTAATGATTATGGTGTATATACGCACTGTGAACATGATGATTATTCAATGAGATGTGCAGAAAGTACTGGTTTTTATGGCCTAATAGAAAATTGCAAGTTTGGGTACAGGTCTCTTGTTGGGGATGCGGAGAATGTGGTATTTGATGGTACTATGCGATATTGCGTAGCAGGTAATGAACTATTGGGATGCTCTAACTGGTCATGTGATATTGGTCCAAATGCTATAATTGAGTATAATACGGCTGGTAACAATTCGTTTTGCATGGGGAAAACAATATACGGTATAGTCAGGAATAACGTTGCCGGTTCAACAAGTTTTGCCGGGTATTCAGGCGATAATACGAACTTTCCAAAAATAGCAGGAAATGCTGTTGTTGAAAATAACATAGCATTGGGCGGGTGTAGCTTTGCAATGGGACATGCAAGTTGCGTACAGTCTGGGACCATAATAAATAACAGAAATGGAACCACCGGAGAGTATGTATATGGGATTGTTTCGGACTATGTATCATCTATTACTGACGAAAGTGCGAGTGCGACACTAACTACTGAATTTGCTGTTGCTCATTCTAATTTAATATTCACTTCAGTGCAAAAAGGCGACTTTGGAAATAATATAACTATAAAATATTGGAATACTATGCCGGCAAATACTATAACAGTGTCATTATCCTCTCCGCCCCTTCGCCAAATAATTATTAAAGTTGGAATAACTCCATCTATAACCGCAGCACAAATTAAAACATTGATTGAAGGAAACGCCACCGCCGCAGCCTTAGTTACTGTGGCTTATGCTGATGGCGAAGATGGGTCTGGCATCCCTATAGCGATGAGTGCTACGGCACTTTCCGGCGGAGTCAACCGTCCATATCTTAATAACAATCATCCATACACTCCAATAGTATGTACCTCGGCAACAACAGTGCGACTATTTAGTAATGGTGCAACCTATACTAATACAGGGGCGAGCGGGTCGGTAACTTTTACATTACCAACTCCTCTGATAGGGTATAAATATAAATTCGTTGTTACAGCGGCTCAGGCTGTAGTAATCGAGCCGGGTGATGCGGCGATTCAAAAGGCGTTAAACACGGCCACAAGTTCGGCAGGCGATTATATTACCAGTTCAACAGTCGGCGATTGGATAGAAATTGAATGCTTTGATGGAACATCTTGGACGTGCGTTGGGGCATCACAGGCATGGACCGAGGAATAACCCGCGACCGGGCGGCGAGGAAAGTATGAGCGAACAACGCGACAATATGATTACCACGCTGGCGCATATTATCCAGCGCATCGAGGCATTACTGAAGGTTCGGCCCCGGTTCAACGGCCAGATACGGCTGAACTTTCACGAGGGCAACCTGAGCGATAAGCCTGAAGTAAAGATGAGTTTGGACGAAAAGTAAAATTTAATATTCAGGGACCACCGTAGAACGACGCCCGCTTCTCCTTACCGACATGGAACGTCATAGGGAGCAGCGGGCTTTTTTATTAAAGAAAGATAGCAACATGACTGACTACTTTGCTGAAGTAAAAGAACCATTGGAACCGTGGGTGGAGCGCATTATCGACGCGGCATTGGCTAGGCATCGGATGGATTGTCCGGTCATAGAGCGCGTCACGCGCCTGGAAATACGCTTTGCGGCACTGGTGGGCTGGATGGTGGGCAGCGGACTCGTCGGCGGCGTGGCCGGTGGCTTCCTGAGTAAATTGCTGATATGAACGAAAAAATGCAAAATCCTGTTTACTTTCAGGATGAGCGTCAGCGTATAAAAATGCTGGACCTCTGCAAGCATAATCTCTACGTACTCTGTAACGTAGTCCTGGGGTATAAGCAGATGTCGCCCGTACCGCACAAAATGTTATGCGATTTTGTGCAGGGCCCGTATCCCCATAAGTTTATTATCGGCTGTCGTGGCATTTTCAAAACGTCTATTGCTACTGTGGGCCGCATTATCCAGCACATTTTGATAGACCCTGATGTTCGTATTCTGGTGGTGTCCAATACTGCCCGCAATGCTAAAAAGATTGTGTCGCAGATTAAAACATGTTTTGAATCCAATGAGTTACTGCGCCAGTTATGCCCGGAAATTATCCCGGAAAAGACGCATGATATACCGTGGAGCGGCGACGGACTGTTATTCAAACGGAAAGGCATATTCCCGGAGCCGACCGTAACCAGCGCCGGCGTGGACGCTCAGTTAGCCAGCGGTCACTATAACAAGATTATTATGGACGATCCCGTGGCGGCGGAAACGGACGACTATAAAGAGGGCGGATTTATTCTATTGCGCCCGGAGGCCGTGGCGAAATTCGTCGGCTGGTATAAGGTGACGATGGAGGGCTTGGAAATTCTCGGCGGCGATACCGTGGACGTGCAGATTACCATGAACCGCTGGGGCGTGGAAGATGGCGCTCGTTATATCATGGACCATGATATATACGATGCCGTCAATAATCCTGACGGGTTCAAACTTCTGGAAATGGCGGCGCATCATTCGGACGGTTCTCTACTCTGGCCCAAAGTATTAACGGAGGATAAGTTAGCGCAGAAACACCAGCGGTTGGGCGACTTCATGTATTATACTCAATATGAGTGCAAGCCTTATAACCCGGAAAATCGCGGGTTTGCAACGGAGTATAACACGTACTGGTCGCCCGATGGTTTTGATAAACCGGACTTCTCCAAAATGCGGCCTTATTGTCTGGTGGATATTGCCGACGCGGAACGCCCGGAAAGCTGTTTAACGGCGGTGGTGGTGGTTTATGTGGATAATAACAACCATATCTGGGTGGCGGAAGCTATTGGGGAAAAGATGTCGCCGACGCGCAAGATGGACGTCATGGACCACATGGTGCGCAAGTACGGTTTGCGCCGGGTGCATATTGAGGAAAATCTGCATGCACGCACGATGAAATACTGCCTGTCGGAACACATGAAACAGACGGGATTGTTTTATGGGATTAATCCGCTCAAGCACAAGAACCGCGATAAGGATAGTCGTATTGTCCGCTTGACTCCGCACCACGAGTATGGGGCCTTGCATATCCGCAAGGACCAGGCGGAACTGATTCGGGAAATGCGCGACTGGCCCAATTCATCGAAGAAGGACGTACTCGACGCCCTGGGTTACATTATGGATATTATCCAGCGGCCGCCAACTGTATTGCGGCAGATAGTCAATGCCGTTCCTTATGAAGAACGCAAGACAATTCCTCTGGCGGATATTAAGAAACAGATTAAGGCCAACCGTCTGCGTTGGGGCGGCAGCCGGAAGATATTCAAGAAACAGGCGAAGAACCGATTTGATGTGTCTATCGCCGTGTAGGAGATAACGTTTCCATGAAAGCAAAAGCATTAGGAACGAAAAGTGTACCGTGGGTGGTTTGGAATGCCCCGACCAGTGCGGCCGGCGCTATTACCCTGAGTCATTTAATGAGCGGCGGCGGTTATAGTCGCAGAGCTGCCATTGGCGCTAAGACGGTGGAAAAAGTCTTGGGCCAGATAGTCAATACCGTGGCGATTGCGCCCTGGGTGGAAAATACCACCTCGGCGCTACATGCGAAGTTTCGGGTCGATGTATTTAGAGGACCCAATAACAATCTCGACGAAGTATGCCAGGTCAGTTGTGTGACGGATGGTTATCGGCTTAGTTGCCGGGCGGATGGCACTCCTTTGGCGGTATCTGCCTTTTATTGTGATGGGTTCAGTGTTACGGAAAGGGGATATACCGTTATTGAATATACTCCTACTAATGGCAAGGGCCATATTGAGTTTGACCTTAAAGGGGCGACGGATATGGCCATTAACCTCGTAAGTACTCTGAACACAGGCGACAAAATAGGATTTGAAGTTACCGGTTGGTAAAATAAATGAAATATAACGAGTTATCCCGTTTGAAAGACCTGTTGGCGGATTCAGAAAAATATCGCCAGTATCTTTACAGCGATTCCGACTGGCAGCGGTTTGAGGATTATTGGATGGTGAAATATCCGTCCAACGACGATGAAATCCTGGCCGTGCCCACACTGGTATCGGATGAAATGCGCCTGATGAATTCTATCTTCGGCGGTGAGCCGTATATCGAATTCACGTCGGATGATGTGCGCGATTGGGCCAAGATGAAGATTATTACCGCCAAGATTAACCACCTGAAAAATCAGGTGGGTCTTATGGTGGAACTGGAGGACGCCGTTCAGGATGCCGGGACGCTGGGGACCGGCTTTATTCTCGATGGGTTTGGCAGTCAATATGGCGTGGACTATAACGTTCCCATTATCGGTTATGATTCCACGCGGCTGGACCGGCGCGGCCGGCGCATCGAATACCATGACAATATCTCCGATAATCTGCCGTTTTCCCTGCGGCATCATCCCAGCAATATCTCTGTCCCGCCCGGTACAGTTAATACCCGCAGCGCCTATGGATTCTTTGTCCAGTATATGCGCCATGTGGACGATGTGCGCGGTGATGAAAAACTAATTGCCAAGCATCGGGATAAAGTTAAGCCCAATGTTATTGGCGATTATGGCGGGGACCAGGACAAAAATTATTATGGCTGCATGAGTGATATGGTCATGCTGGTCGATTGGTATGACCTGCGCAACCAGCGACGAATTACCTTTACTAAGGATTATCCTTACGCCCTCAAGGATGAGACCGACCAGATTACGTGCCGGTTGAACCGGTTGCCGTTACATACGCTGATATTCAATCGGAACAGTCGCTTTTTCTGGGGGACCAGTGATTTTCATTTGAATGAATCGTTGGCGAAAGAGGCCAATGATATTCGCACCATGCAGATGAAAATACGCCATGTTCAGATTATGAAGGCGATTTACGATAAGACCATGATTGAAGGTAACGAAGATGCTCTGGAAAGTTTTGAAAATGCCGCAAAAGCTATTGAATCTGATGATGTTATGGCCATGGTGGGTGTTGAAACAGGTGGCAAGGGCATTGACCAGTTTATTAAGTTTGTGACGCCCAGTCAACCGTGGGATTTAACCCAGCAATACGACCTGTGCAAAAAGGACATGCGGGAACTGTTGGGGATGGGCGATAACCAGCGCGGCCAGTTATCTACCGGACGACATACCCGCTATGAGGCGGCATTGGCGGAAAGCCACCATGACCGGTCCCTGTCCAGTCGTCGGCGCGCCATTCAGCAGTTGATTACGGACGTGGCCTATAACTGGTCGCAGTTAATCTATGACTTCTGTACGGAGCCGGAAAAGTGCCGGACGACGGACGCTTACGGTAATACGGTGATTGTGGACTTCTGCGGTGCGGATTTACGCGGCGATTACAAAATCAACGTCAATATCGAGGCTATGCGCATGCGTAACCAGGAAGAACGGGTGCAGGAGGCGAATATGGTTTTGAGCCAGTTGGCCCCTCTGGCGCAGTCGGGAAAGATAAACATTGATTCCCTAATACGCCAATGGCTGACACGCGTGGCGGAAGGATGGGATATTGATGCCATTATGCCGGACGGCGCGATGTCGCAAGCCGGTCCCAGCATGAGTTTTGACCAGTATCAACAGCGGATGATGCAGCAGATGAACCAGATGCCGCCCATGCCGCAAGGAATCAGTTCGGCGATGGCGATGGGACGCAATCCCATGGCGCCGCGGCCCATAACTCCGCCTCAGCCAGGAGGAGGCAGACCATGACCTACGAATATAAATGCCGACAATGTGGAAGGATTACGGAGTTATGGCGTACGATTAAAGATCGTAACGCTCCTGCGGTATGTTCCTGCGGCGGGTTGGCGCAGCGTATTCTTTCGGTTCCGTCTGGTATCAATGTCGGCGGTAAGGGCAAGATACCTGGATGGAATAATACGTTATTGGATAAGCCGGTTTATATAGAGAGTAAACACCATTTTAGGGAATTGTGTAAACGCAATGACTTACGCCCGGTTGGACTTGAGTAAACGCAAGTTTTGGCAAAAACGCTTGCGCCACTTTAATAAAGTGGTGCGCAATACCGCTAACTATATGGATTCCGCCATGCGGCATCGTGATCAGTTTGGCCTGATGGTTGACTTTATGCGCTGCTGTCATAAATGGTATGAATTCGCCTGTATTACTGAAAGTAAACCGTGGCTGGTGGATGCGGGAAAGGTCTTTGGTGAGATAAACCGATTGGCTGAAAAGATTCTGGGTTGCACTACCATTTATGAGGTTATTGATTATGTAATACAACTAACCCCGGAGATCGTGGAATCCTTTAAGCATTTGGAATACGCTACCGATTGGACTGGTTCCGGGCACAACGGGGAAACGGTCAACGCCTTGCGCCGCTGGCGGATGATTAAACAGCATCGGTTTTCCTGGTGTGACGTACCGGACGATTATTTTACTCCGGAACGAGAAGGGAACGATGAATTAAATAGGATCACGCAGGACTATCTGGCAAAGGTGCATGGCAAGTTAATTATTTTAATGGAACCGCTGGCGAATCAGGCGTATGCCTGCAATGACTATCAGGCCCGTTTTGATTTTAATTGCCACGTGGTTAAGAGTGCTTACGAAAAGGAGTTAAAACATGAGCGATACGAAAACGACGACGAAGCCGCCGGTCATCAACGAAACGCCGTCCCAGTTGCGGCGCATGAACGCCAGCTTGCAGGATAAGTTAACCCAACTGGAAAAGGAAATGGTTAACCGACACCGGCGCCAGGAGGCCGTGGAAGAAAACAACAAATATTTGTCCGGCGAATTGGCCAACTTGAAACGCGAATTGGCCGTAATTGACAAGGATTGCGCTATGTCCATTGTGTATAGCGAGAATAAACCTGTCCAGATAACGATGGAAGGTTTATGGACGGTGAGAAAGTTTCATAAGATTTATCGCCAGATTATTCAGGAAATACGTATAGAAATCACCACGGCCAAAAAGAAGATGCTGGCCAAACTGGAAAAAATTGAAGCACCGGAAAAAACGGAAAAGGAGCAATAAACCATGCCCGACAAAGTAACATTAGATGATATTCGGCAGGCGGAGTCCGCACAGGAACCCAACCTCGATACCGAGGAAGTAACGGATGCCCCGGAAATACCGGACGGCGACGCAGAAGTGGATGATTCCCTACAGGACGCGGACCCAGATAGCCCTTATGCCGAAGATGATTACGGCGATGAGGATAGCCCCGGCGACGAGGAGTCACCGGACGATAACCATCCCGACGCCGACCGTCGCTTTGCAGCGATGGAAAACACATTAGGCCAGTTGACCCAGGCCGTACAACAGATGGGAACCTATCTGCAAAAAGTTGGGCCGCATCAGGCGGGAGGACAGGGCGCTATGCCGCCACCGACCCCGACACGTATTACGTTGCCGGAAGATTTTGATGATTGGTCGGCGGACAAACAGGCGCGCTGGGTGGTAGGCGTAAACCAGAGTACGATCCAGAATGTGCATCGGCAGACGGATTTCCGGCTGCAAATGCTTAGTGAAATGCTGGATACGACGTTTGGCAATACGCTGCCCGAAGTCTTGAAGTCGTTTGACCCCAGGAACCCGGCGAAGGCTGTTAAAATACTCCAACGGGAGCATAGTCACGTCATCGAGGCCATTAACTACGCCCTGCAAAATGGTCGTTCCTTTGCGGAAGCCTATAAACTGGTGAAGGCGGATAGTCTTAACCAGCAAAATAGCAACCTGCAAAAGAAAGTGGAACATCATAACCGCCAGACGATGAGACAGCGGGATAAGGCGCGAGTTCAGACGCGGCCCCCGAACCTGTCGAAAACCAAAAGCCAGTTGAATTTGGGCAATCTGAATTTAACCAAGGCGATTCAACAGGTTGACCGAGAACTGCGCACCAACGGTCAACCCGGCAAACGAAGGTAGCGCGAAAATAAAATAACGAAACACGGGTCCGTCATGGACGGATTCAGTTAAGGGCTGTGTGGGTGTACACCAACCTCATGCGGCCCTTTTCTATTTATAAGAAAGGATTGTACGTATGGCAACGCAACAGCAATATACGGATAGAGGCAATACGCCCTATCTGGAACAGATGTTTGTAACCACCCTGGACCGCTATCACGACAAGATTGAGGATATGATTCACTATGACTATCCCGAACTGGCGTTGTGTAAAGAGGTCAAGGACACCAAGTGGTGTGACGGCGGGCGACAGTTTGTACTGCCTGTGGTCGTATCGGAAAATCCCAATGGCGGCCAGATTAGCGAAGAAGAAGGTCTGCCGATGGAGGATTTCGATCCCAACGACGGTCTGATTTATCAGATTAGCCATGCCGGGTATGGCGTGCGCTGGAGCAAACAGCAGCAGCGCATGAATCGCGGCGACTCCAAACGGTTTTCCGTTATCGAGCAAAAACTCGAACAGACGAAAAACGCCTTGCAAACGACGCTGCGCCATCAGTATTGGAACGGGACCGGGACCGGTAAAGACGCCAATGGCATGATCGTATTGATTCCGGCGGCCACGAAAGCCAACCAGACCACGGCGGTAGGCGGTAAGACGCCCAGCACGACCGCATGGTGGCAGACGTGGGGTACGGATATGATCGGGTATTCTTCGCTGCAATATCTGGAAGATTATCTTATCAATATGTGGAACTCCATTACGGCTGAGGGCGGCACGCCCAACGTCAACGTGACGGACCAGACCACGTATGAGACGTATGAGAAGAACGCGATGGACACCATCGTGACCGCGCCCAGCAAGTTCGCCGACGCCACGTTTGAGTTGCCGCAATTCAAACGCAAGCCGATTATCTTTTCCAAAGACGCACCGGCCGGCCAGTGGCGGATGTTTGACAAGCGGGCGTACAAATACATCGTAGACCCGGACTTCGATATTGCCTGGACGGGCTGGAAAGAAATCACCAATGTGGCCTTTACCAAAGTCCAGCAGGTCATTATCGATTACAACTTTGCGCGTATTCAGGCGCGTTGGATGGGTTGTATCTTCAATATTGCCGAGTAATTAAGTTTATTGAACCAATAATACTCAGAAAGGAGTATATCCATGTTTTATACATATCCCAACGGCATTGCGCCGGAAGTACTGCCCTGCGAAGGGCCTCAAAAGACCAAGCGTGACATCCCCCTGGGCGCTAAATACTCGCCCGATGGCGTGAGCCGGTTTCGCTGGGCGTATGTTACGGACAGTCAGTATTTTCCCGGTCTGGTGGCCGGTCAGTTAGGCAATAGTCATGCGTTTGTTTTGACGACCAGTATGTTGCAAAGCGTGGCCGGAACCGGCAAGCACGGCCATAACGTCAAGGACACCGTGATAACTCTGTACGGTGCGTCCGGCCTAACAGCGGCCAAAGCCAAGAGTTTCGAGGAAGGTAAACTATTTATCCTCTCTGGCGTTGGTAAGGGCCATTCCTACCGGGTGAAGTGGGTGGCTATAGGCAGTTCCGGAAATACGGAAGTCTGGCTGTATGACCCCCTGATTACCAAACTGTCCAGTAACAGTTACGGCGTCCTGCGGCCCAATGAGTTCTACGGCTTGCAGTACCTCAGTACGAAGGCGTCGGTAGGCAAGATTTCCTCCACCAGCGTTATCCCGCGTGGTGCGTTTATTTGTTCTGACGACCAGAACGGGTTCGGCAATACGTCCGGCTATATGTGGGTGCAGGACAAGGGACCGGGTGTGGGCAAGTGCAACTATGTTGCCACCCACGGCCAATTATTGGGTCCGGCCAAATTGTCGGGAGCACTGAGTTCCTTCAATATCAGCGGCGTGGTTTTGACGATAAGCACGGCTATTTGTCCGTGGGCGCGCGCTTTGAGCGCCAATGCCGCCGCGGGCCAGTTTATCGCCTGTGAATGGCTGATTGGTAAGGATTAACACACATAACTTATAGGTGGAGGTTGGACGGCCATGAAAGGAGTTTATAGTTATGGCTAATATTACGGTAACAACCTGGCAGCGCCGGGCTAAACATATCGGACGCGGTTTGAAGATGTTGACGGGTGCTATATTACTCAGCACAACCAGTTCGTTTCCAGCCAGCGGGATTGAAAAGCATTTCAGGAGATGTGATAACATTATCTTGAATATGAAAACCTGCGGGCTGTTGCAATATCGCCATTCGGCGACGAGGTTGTATGGTACTATAGCTCATTTACGTAGTGGTAATGTATTTGGTCAGGCAGCACTTGCTGCTGCGACTAGTGCTACGTTTACGGCGACAGGTTTTTAAGGTTTTTCATTTTTTTCCTCCTTTTCCAGTGGGGCGGGCGCTATAGGGCGCCCGCTCCCATTGGAGGAGTTTGACTGAATATGGCTTTGACACGAACACAAATGGCGGCGCTGGTAAGATTGAATATCGGCAACCGCACGGATATTAACAGCCAGATAAATACGTTTCTGGACTGGTCGTTGGAGGATATTTCCCAGTTACGCAACTGGCGGGATATGAAGGAACTGGATAATACCACGATTCGCACGCGGTCGGGTGGCGCGTATTATCCATTGCCGGCGCGGATTAAAGATATTCTTGATTGCCGGTTAGTGGACGGAGCCAGTAGTGCGCCCTTGATATATGTGCCTCCGGTGGAATTCCGCAAACGCTGGCCCAGCCCTGACACTACGGGCAATTCCAGCCCGGAATACTATACGCGAGACGGTGACTACTGGATGCCGTATCCATTGCCGGATACGGATGGGTTGGTCGTGGAACTCTTTATGGCGCGCTACCCGGAACCGTTGGAGCATGATAATTCGCCCTGTCCTTTATTTCAGATGGAAAAGGCATTAGTGGCCAGTGCGACGGCCTATTGTTTTGGCGCTTTGAAGGAGCCGGAACAGGAAATCGTATGGTTAGGCAAGATGGGCAGGATATTACGGCGTATGGCGCGGGTGGATGGCAATCCGTCCGACTGGACGTTTAAGTGGGCGGGAAACCATGTCCCGGAACGGATAGAGCGATTTAGACATATTGTCCCGGCCATTGGCGTCGGGGAAACATTAGCGTGAGGTTATTATGGGATTCGCCAAACTTAGTTTAACAACGAAAATGGAGCAGGCGGGAGAACCGAAGAAATTCGACTGGTCTTTGGTGCAGAGTGGTATTGCTCGTCATTGTATCAATGTGGGTTATCTATCCGGCGCTGGCAATTCCGTAACATTGAATCTGTCGGGCAAGAATATGCTGGTCGTGCGCAACGTGTCGGCGTCTGTCCCTGCCAGCGGGAATAAGATATATCTGCTTCAAAGTGGTAATGCGCTTTCCCTGGTGAGTTCGTTTTCCCGGTTAAGCACTACGCAGTATTGCGTTTTGCCGGTCGGCAGATGGCCTTATTACCATTTAGTAACCAGTGCCAAACAGAAGGTCTATTACGAATATCTTTATTATTAAACTATGGCCGTAGGCGTTAAAACAACTCAATTCAAGTCGTCGCCGCGCGGCGGTCTGAACCTGACAGTTCCGGCGGATGAACTGCCGGACGAATACTGCGCCGAAGCCGTTAATGTGGTGATGAAACAGGGGCTATTCGGCAGCCGCTGGGGATATGATAATCTGTGCAGTTCTTTGCCTGCCAGTTGCCGGGTGACACATATTTACCATTATGAGTCGCCCTCGCCGGGCAAGACATTAGAGTTTTTTAATCAGTCGGCGGGCCGGGCATGGTATATGTCCGGGGTCCGGGTGAATAGTTGCGGGATATCCGGGATAACGCTGGCTAGTTGCAATGCGCCCTTATCGGCGGGCGATACTTTTGTCACAACGTGTGAATATCTGGACTTAAGCGCCGTTCAGCCGTCCTTAGTGGCCTGCTGGTCCACGTATGAACATAATCCCGGCAGTCGCATGGCCCCTTTGCTCTATCAGACATCGGCTAAAGGAAAGTTTATTCCGATATTGACTAGCGCCAATGACTTTACCGGCGTTGCCAATACCAAGATATACGCCAAACTGGTGCGCAATTACGCTAATTATCTGGTTATTTTATGTACGTATGAGGGCGGCAATAATCATTATCAGAGGGTGCGTTGGAGCGATTTGGCGCGGTTTGGAAAAGACGATTGGGACGATAGTAATTATAACGATTTAGTGGACACCGCCGGTAGTATTGTCAACGCGGGCGTGCTTAATAACACTCTAATCATATATAAAGAAGACGCGATTATTGGCATGACACATATCGGCGGGTCCGCTATTTTTCGGTTTGACCTGTATCTGCCGGATGAAGGGCTGATGTCACCCTTATTATTTTGTCCGGTAGGCAACTGTCATTATTTCGTTTCCAATCAGGGTATTTATCAGTATTACGGCGGCCAGAATATTGTCAATATCGGCAAGCCCATATGGGATAATTTCCTGAGTGTTTTAAGCGATAGCGGGGCTGACTCTCATAAACCCTACCGTAACCGGGCGATTATGGTTCATTACAGGGATGAGCGTTCTATCGCCATTTTCGTACCGTCGGGCAACACCTATTGGCCCAAGAAGGCATATGTCTATAACTACGACAGTAAAATCTGGACGATATGGAATACGGAGGACGAGGTAACGGCCTTTGGCGAGTTTGAGCATGATACCGGCAACGGCGTGGTCTATCTGCCGGTGACGGGTACGGCGGGCGGGGCCATTTATTCCTGGTCGCCTACCGATAAAAATGATGACGGTGTGGCAATTAGCGCCTATTGGGTGACGAAAGAGTTCATCGGTAAGGGCGGTCCCGATAATTATACCCTGTGGGACCAGTTGGTCTTTGAGGCGGAAGCGGCGTCGGCTACGGATGACGTGACGATTTACTACCGGGTGGACCGCAGTGCGTGGGTGGAGGCGGCCACTGTGACCTTAACGGGTGGAACGACCTTAACGCGGTATCAGGCTAATTTTGTCGTCGCCGGCCGAAGGGCGCAGTTTAAGTTTTACTCCAATACGATGGATAGCCGGTTCCGCGTTGGCCAGTATGGTATTCGGGAAATGACAGGAGGTCCGCAGTAATGACGGTCAATGTATCGCCTACCCCTAATCTGCCGCCCATGCCCTCGAATGAGCAGGAACTTCTGCAATGGGCGCAGTGGTTAAGCACGGCGCTGAACAATTATTTCAAAATTGCCTATGAAGATATCAATACGGCAGGCAGTCAATACCTATTCAAAAGTGTTACAGACGGGGTAAACACCTATACGGCTACCAGTCCTGATGACGTGCTTACTTTGGCGGCGACGGGCGGCCAGACGATATCAGTTGACCCTGCCACGGGAACCATGACGTTTACCTCGTCGGTCGGTACGGGTGACTATTTCGAGTATATCTTCAAGCGGTCGGCCACAGCCCCAACCAAGCCCGACCAGGCCGACGGTGTGGGCGAAGCGTCGCCGAATGATTGGTTTGATGCCCCCCCCGCCGCCGATGGCAATCCGTTGTGGATGTGTACGGCGTGGAAAGCATCTGATGGTTCGTTTGCCAGCGGGGTAACGGAGTGGGATGATCCTATCTCTATCGACGGGCAGGGCATTACGGTTGAATACAGTATTGACGGTGCGACGCTGTGGCATAGTGAATTTACGGCGGGCGACCTTTACATGCGACAGAGCGTGGATGGGGGCGATACATGGTCGTCGGCGATAAAGATAGTGGGTGAAGATGGGGATAACGGTACAGACGGCGGATACTTGGAGTACGTCTTTAAGCGGGCCGCCAGTACTCCCACCAAGCCGAATCAGGCCGACGCCATAGGAGAAGCATCACCGAATGACTGGTTAGACGCTCCCCCGGCGGCGGATGGCAATGCCCTGTATTTCTGCACGGTCTGGAAAGATGCCGACGGTACTTTTGCCGACGGAGTTAGCGAATGGACCGGCCCTGTCCAGATTGACGGTATAGCCTTACAGGTGGAGTACTCGATAGATGGGGCTACTGATTGGCATTCGACGTTTGCCGAAGGCGATTTATATATGCGCCAAAGCACCGATGGCGGGGCCACGTGGAGCGACGCTATTAAGGTAGTCGGCGAGGACGGTGAGGATGGGACTGGCAACACCACGTATCAGTTAACCGGTGTCAATTTGTCCGCTTTAACCGGGATGCTAACGGGAGATACGGCTTACGTGACGGCTGCAGGCGGCGGTTATTTTGCGGGACAGACCTATCGTTATGACGGTGCAGATTGGCTTCCTGTTGGTTATCAGCTTTATGCTACAACTATATCGTCCGGTAAAATCGCACTAACTTCAATAACGGGGGACTTAGACGACCTTGCTGATGGTTCACTTTATGCAAGAGTAAGCGTCAATGATATATCGAGCAACCATATTAAGCTGTCTCAATATACGGCGATTACTACACATGCCACATTGCAAGATACACTTATCAAGGGTATTAATAACAATGCGTCTTTAAGCACCTATCTTGCACCCGGTCTAATCAGTATAACCAGCACTGGGGCAGGAACGGTATCCCTGAATGACATGATTAAGGATCAATCGGAATGGTCTAATGATAATGCGTCCGGTCTTTATATGACAACTTCCTATATGGGTTACTGGAACACAACTGACAATGTCTGGAAAGCCCGTATTGAAAGTGATGGTGATGTATATTTTGGCACAGGCGGCGTAACGGCCTCGGATTATTTCTTCCAGTTTGTTGCAGGAACCGGAATTGCCAACATTCAGTGCAGTCAAGGAAAGATTGGCAGTGCTACGAATTATTTTGACATCACTAATGGCACTTTTGTTACCTCGTTGACTCCTGCTGCTGGTGTTTATACTCGTGTAGTGCTAGACGATAACGGTTTAGGAACATTTATAAGCACTACTAGTGCACCAACAGAAACCACAGCGTCGATTACCGCTAATTCCGCTGTTTATATCGGTTGGAGTGGGACATATCGCGGCGTGGTAATGGCGCAGTCTTTTGCGGCCGGTTATCACTTTCCAGGGTTAAGCAGTGGCGGGCCTCTCATTCAGTTTGGCACAACGGGCACAATAGGAGCCGCTGGTGGAGGAACTTCAATAACAGTTGATAGTTCCGGTGTTGTGACTGTACCAGCTAGTGCTGTTTCTTCTGGGACTATGGATGGTGGTCGTGTATCCGGCGGAACCTTTGGAGCCGTCAATGGCTCCGCCTTGACCGACCTGAACGCTACCAATCTGGGGAGTGGGACTGTGCCGCAGGCAAGATTGCCATTTGGCGTGGAGCATGGCGATTATACGGCAACGGCAACTAATTATGCCAACTGGACAACCATTTATACATTCACCATTGCACCGACATTTGTCATAATTCAGCGGGAAGCAACAGCACAGACAACGGCATTTATATATGCTGCTGTCGGAAATGCGGCAGCCACGGCTTATGCGTATAATGCGGAAATGAGCGACTACGTGAGAATAAATGGCACAGCCTTACAATTAAAGGGTAATTTTTATGCCCATGTAAACGCCGCTGACGATTATCATGTAGTTGGGTTCTTTGGGGTATAAAGGATAAAATATGCAGATAGTCATTAACATACCGGAAGAATATGATACGGACGTACTGAACGCATTTACCAGCATACGAGGGACAACGCCAGAAAAGTTTTTTATGGATTATATTTATGACCTTGTGGTGCGTTATAAATTACAGGAACGAGAAAAGGGGATCGAACAGACCATTCGCAACTCCGTGGCGGACCTGAAACAGGCGCAGAAATAAAGAGGTAAATAGTCATGGCATTAGGAACCATATTAGCGGCGGCGGGATTAGGGTCGTCTATCGCCAGTTCTTTATTCGGCGACGATAAGCCCAAAACGGAGCAGGTCGGCACGATGGACCCGCAGCAGCGGACCTATTACAATATCCTGCTGCAAAACGCCCTGTCACAACTGGGCAAACTGGTGCAGACGCCGCAGGGGTTATCGTTTCAGTATAATCCGCAGCAGAAGCCCGTTTACCCCTACCCGCGTGTGGCCGGTCTAGCTGGGTTACAGCAGCAGGCACTGACCGGGGCCGGCCAACTGGCAACGCAGCAGAACCAGACGATGCAGCAGGGTGGGCCAAACTATCGCAACGCGCTGGCAAGTTATCAGCCTGGTAAGATAGGTAGTATAGCTAAATCTATGCCGTCTATGCCCACCCAGGGAACGCAGCCCTATAACTTTAACCCGATGGCGATAACCGGCCAGAATTTGCCTCGACCGGCTACAGTACAACAGCCCCAGACGCGGAGTTTGAACTGGCTCACGCCCGATAACTATGTTGACCCCTATCAGGCGGCGGCCAATCCGCAGCTATGGTATGGCGGGATGCCTACGCAGCAGGGGCTGACAAATGCCGTCAACCAGACGGGGTTATGGGATACCAGTCGCGGTCCCGTTCCGCAGTACGGATATACCACCCCGCCCAAGAAAAAGAAGAAAAGCGGCCTGCTCAGTGCGATGGGCAAGGATGCTTACGGTACGTTTGGCGGGAATACGATAGCATCTTTTTTCGCTAAAGGCGGTCCGATGCCTACCCCCCGCCAGAACCAAAGATACGTCGTGGGTGAAGTTGGCCCGGAAATGCACATCGACCAATCGGGTCGGATGAACATGGTCGGTGAACATGGACCGGAGCAGTTTCGGCCTAATCAGGGCGGATATATTGTGCCCAATAACCAGCTTCCGGCCCCAATGCGGATGGGGCAGGGACCGCAGCAGCGGACCGGTAAGGAAATGAAACTGGGGAACATGATGCGGATGTTGCCGGGCCGGGCTGAAGGCGGCGCGGTAGGCGAAACCGACCCATATAAGTACTGGTACGATAAGAGCAATACGGAATACCAGTTGCCGCAATTTCAGACGTTTTCCCAGTGGAACCCGGATTTGTATGGCGAAGGTAAACAGCTTTCTAATTTAGGGAGTCGCTTATCGCCGACCGGAGTTGCCGACTGGAACACGTGGCGGTTGGGCGAAGGGAAGTCCACGGCGGCGGCCTTATTCGCTGATAACCCCACTTACTTGCTGGACTATGGTAATTTAGGCGGCGACCAGAGGCGGGACTGGTCGCAGGCCAACTGGCAGGTCAACGAGGAAGGTCCATTGGGGGCCGGTTGGTACGCACCGGGCACGCAAGGCGAATGGACGCCCGGTCAATGGCAATACGACATACCGTCCGGTCAGTATTATATGCCCGCACAAAGTAACCGGACTCAGCAACCCTTTGAAAACTGGACATGGAACGACCAGTATGGATGGACGCCCTCGACGTTTCAGGCTCCAACCCCCTATGATTTTAGTCAAAACCAGTGGACTATGAACGAAGCCGGGAACTGGCAGACGCCGGGTACGGGTCAGGAGGAAATGGGCGATATTCCCATGCAGTATAACTATGGGACCGGCATGTGGGAAATGGCCCCGCAGACGAGTTCCTACGAGCAGGCCCCGATATCCGGTTGGCAGTACCAGACTCCGGGTGAAGGGCAAGCAAGGACCGCTATGTGGACGCCGCAGGGCTATCAGTTTTCCGCCGCCCCGGTCGAGGAGGACCCCAACCAGTCTTATCAGTCCGACGTTACTCCCACAACGCCCGTAAACCCGTCCAGTTTGCCCCAGATTGATTGGACGACCAATCCTGAGCAGTTACCTACCTATACGCAGCCGTTTGAACAGTGGCTCGCCCAGAACAATCCACAGCTATCCCAATGGTACAATCAGGCTATGACGGAAGGGCCAAGTTATACCTATAACCCGCAAGATATTACACAAACGTGGGAGCAAAGTCTCTATAATCCCACGATGAATAAGTGGTATCAGCAGGAAGTACCGCAACTGGAGCAGTATTACGCCCAGACGGGTAATGTGTATGGCGGAAAGCGCCCGCAGGAAATTGTCCAGCAGACGGCGAACTTACAGACGGAATTATCCGGTAAGTTATCGGAAATGCAGTTAGAAGGCCGTAACCGAGAAGCGGACGCTTTGGAGAATATGCTTAACCGTCGTCAGCAGGCGGCGAACCTGATGGCCTCCATGACCAACCTGCCTAACGTCGTGGGCCTAGGCGCAGCACAGGTGCAGCAGTTGCGCGACCAGATTGACCGGGACCGTATCTTTGCCGGGGTGGACCTGCAACAGGCCATGACCAATGTTGACCTGACGCGGGCCAATATTGCCGATATCTGGCAGGCGGTGGAGTCGGCGGACATTTCCAACGCCTACCAGAGCGACCGGGAAATGATTAACAATATCATCCAGTTGGGCTATCTCGACCAGATGCAGGGTACGGCGTTAGGCCAGCAGCTTGATAATATAGGCAAGGC